ACAGAATCGGCCATGTCGATGGCCAGTGCCCCTGCGGGCGGGCCATCAAGAGGGGTGTAGTACCGGGACAGTACGGTCATATAGTCTACCCCGGAGATGACGACCTCCTGGTCGCTGGCATCGTAGTCAGAGATAAAGCCACCAGCTATTGTCTCGTACACCCCGGCATCGTTTTGCCGTTGGATGGTATACTGCTGTTCGAGTGGAACGATAAGCGGAAGAACCGGGTGATCCACGGGCAAGGTGAAGAAAGCTGAGCCAGTATCGTTGGCGTACAGCTGGACACCAATATCCCTGGCGTCCTGTAGGACCGCAACAAGGTTTCCCTTTGCGAAGTCTACGCCAGTGGAGTCGTGGATTAGTACCTGGAACTTACGGCTCAAAGCAGTGCCTCGTTAATTGTAATCGTACATGTTACCCCAGCACCGCTGGTCACCGTCACAGTTGACGTTCCAGGGGGGATGGCAAAGAACTCGTACTCTGTCAAGTAGTTAGTCTGAGTTGATACGCAGGTCTTAAAGTCGACAGAGAAGTTGGACCCAAACCCTCCGGCCTTAGTAAATGCTACGCTGTCTGAGCCAAGCTCAACTCGTAGCGGGCTAAAGGTAGAGGTGTTGCTCCAAGCAACAGTTGGCCATGCAATCGTCTTCCCATCGTTGATGACGGACACAGTTCCGGACCCAGTACGGGTGAACACCCTTGGTGTTGAGAAGTACTTGTATGGGTCTTCTGCCATGAGCACGACCCGTACGCGCACGGCGTATCCACGGTCTGCATCCCCAGCGGAAGCACCGGCCTCAGTGACGAACCGTGGCAGGGCCATCGGCCTAACCTTCATGTACAGGCTGTACGAACCAGCAGCTTTCAGCTGGGTGAACGACAGCTTCCTGAAGCCATCGTCAGGGAATGCCTGGCCTGTGGCGAAGGTTGGTCGTGGCTGGAGTGCGTAGTTCAGCTCTGTGATCTTATCCCAGAAATCCCCGTAGCTATTGCCGTAGACCCCTATGATCATAGCGATCTGTCGTGCGCCTAGGTAGGCGTCGTAGCTGTCGATACCGTCGACCTGTGGGGTGTCCTCAGAGAAGGCAGTGACCCCAACGTCGGAGAAGTCTACGCTTTCAATGTTGTACCCAGAAACGGGTGCAGACCCCACTGCATTGGGGTCTCGCACGCTGTTGAGGTCCAGGGCCGCTTGGCCCGGTAGCTCTATTGTGACTGCCTGTGATAGGTCCATTTAAGCCCCCGGTGTCTTGCGAACTCGGCGTACTGCTCGAGAGATCCTCTCCCATCGTCGATCTGCTGCGCTGTACAGCTGAGCAAGCTGGATGCTGTTGGTGTCTGATGCGCCCGACGCAACTGCCCATTGCTGGAAACGGACTCGGTCGGAGATCAGCATGAACATCGCTTCTTTGGCGACCCAGGCACGCACGGCGTTAATAGCGTCGTCGTCGAGCTCGATAGAGGACGCGTCAGTCGTGGGCTGGGTATAGTGCTTGTATCCAAACACCCGCAGTGTACAGTTGTTAGGCAGGACGAAATACTGTGGCATGTGCAAGATTCCATTGATGAAGTCCCATCCACCGTTAGCGTCGGTAGAAATCGAGTAAGGGACCGTAAGCAGTAGCTTGCCCCCAGCATTATAAGCGTCCACGCGGTAAACGCTGTCCAGCGTGAGTGTGTTAATAGTAAAGAAAGCCCCGACAGCCGGAGCAGTATAGGATGCGGTTTCATAGATCTCCTGTGGGCGAATCCTGGAGACCTCCTGCGTACCCCACTTGATCATGTCGTTGAGCTCGTCATTCGACCACGTCTGGGTAGCGCCGGAATCCCTGAGATCCCGCCGTACTATCGTTCTTAGTGCTCCTAGTGTAATTGCCATGTGATCTCCTGACGCTTTGGGGGAGAGGCCGAAGCCCCTCCCCCGCAGCTAGCTAACTCTAGATCGTGGTCGCCGTCGACTCCACGCGGAGGTAGCGAGGCTGGCCAGTCGAGGTGTTGGAACCATCGAACTCACCAGTCGTGCCTTCACCGCGAAGGATCGCGCCGAATCGCATCTTGAAGCCAAGCGTTGCGATCTGAGCGATTGGGTCGCTGTGATCGCCGCCCGGAGCCACGAAGTAGCTCTGGAGCGTCTGGCTGTCGCCAACGATGTAGGCGTCAGGCCCGAACACAAACGTCGAGTAGACGTCGGCCGAGTTTGCGCCTGCAGCGGCGAAGATTGCCGCGTTCGGTGAAACCATGAAGCGGACACCAGCGTACGCGCCGATCTCTCCGTTGAGGAGGTCGAGCGACTTGGTGTACTTCGTGGCCTCAAGGAAGCCGTTCGCGCTGGTATCCGTCAAGAGGTCGAACTCGACCGCTGGGTGGATGATTGCGCGATAGAAGCCATCAGCGAACGTTGGGACGTTTGCTGCCTTGAGCCGAGCAACAGCCTTCTTGATCGTGAGGCCAGTAACGTTGTCGTTACCGCCAGTGCCGAGGGCGCCGCGAGAAGCAGCGTCCCCTGCATACACGACGTTCGTGCCTTGCTTGAGAACATCACGGATGATGTTGTCCATTGACTCGGTTGCTGCGCGAGCAAGTCGCTCGGAAGCAATCGAGATCAGATCGTGCGGGCTGTCGAGCTGCGCAAGATCCGAAATCTTGAGGACCTTACCGTACTGCTTTGGCACGAACGACTCGGTCGTAACCGTGAGGTCGTACTCAGCAGGGGCGCCTGCCTCGGTAAGGGTATCGTTCACGCCAAGCGGCGTGAGGTCTGGGTAGCGCGCATAGCGAATCTCGTTGCTGCCCTTCTGGAAGCGACCCGAGGTGTAGTTCCCCGGCATTGCATGCACCAGTCGGTTGCGCAGGTTCTCTTGAGCCTGCGAAGCCACGAGCTCCGTGATGAGCGCAGAATAAGCGTTAGAGCTGTTCGAGTCGAGCAGCGCACGCGTCTGCGTAGCCATCTATGAACTCCTTTATTTATTCGCCCCAAGGATTGCCAAGGGCAGCGATGTCCTTAACAATCTCATCAGAGCTTCTTTTCCCTGCCTTAGCCGGAGTGGCCTTAGCAGGCTTGTTGGGATCCACGAACGTTTCCTCAGACTTCCCCAACCCCTTGCGAATCATCTCTTCAAAGGCCCGTGCCCGATCTTCATCTGTAAGATCTTTGCTTGATTCAGCCCAGGTTGTATAATTTGGGAACTCCTTAGATAGACGCTCACGCTTCTCGGCTTCCCGAGTAGCGTTAAGTTCTTGCTCCAGTGCGGCGATTTTCCGCTGAGCTCTTTCGAACTCAGAAAGGCTGGCCTCCTCCATCTGAAGCTTCCATTGCACGACCTTCTCGTGCTCTGCCTTTAGCTCATCCAACTGCTTCTTAGTAGTTGTCAAAGCCTGGTCCTTGCCAGCAAGGCGCTTCTTCCAAGTGGTGATGTCGTTCTCATCCTGAGTGGCAGCCACCTCCTGCGACTCCGTCTGTTCGTTCAACACGACTTCTCCGTCAGTCACCTGTTACCTCCATACTTTTCGAAGTCGATCTCCCCCGTTGCCCGCCGGGCAATCGGCTCCGGATTATTACCACCCGAAATCTGGGTGACGATTTGGTCTGCAGCTCCCAACACGTTTTCACCTGTTGCGAGTGGACCAAGCCTTGCAAGCGATCCAAGGACGTCTCTTCCGAGCAAGTCGTAAAGTCCATAGTCCTTGTCTGCGCCAGAAAGGCTCCTGGCAACGTTCCTCAGGTATGCCGGAGGGACGGCTGTAACGTCCCACGGTACGCCAGGGAATAGCTGGGTGAGGAGGAAAGCCACCTCATCCATATTTTCCAGATTTCTCCTGAGCGTGTAGTCAGTCTCAATCTGGTGTTCGACATAATCCCGTACGTGGATGTAGGACTGGTACCCTGCACCAGGCGCAAACGTCCCGAACGGTTTCTTAAATAGGAACTCAATCATCTCGGGAAGAATCTTCTTGAACATGTAGCTGTACGGGTAGAAGCCGAGGAACGGATGGTTGATGCTCCTCTCAAAAAGGCTTCGTTCAGGGTTGAAATACGTTGTCTTGTTGGCTTGCTTGAGCGCCTTCTCGTATACGTATCGGTATGCTTTGAAGATCTCCTCCTCTACGCCGTGCTTTGTAATCAGTGTATAGTTGGCCGATTCAAGCGCCTCGATAAGCTTTAGGTCGTTGTTAATTGCATTGCGTGAAAGGCGTCGGATTTCTCCAGTAAGGTCTCGTGCTGTACCGTTGGCCACTGCAGCCTTGGCATCACGCACTATTCTTTGAAGCGTTGATGAAACAGCAGCAACGTCACCGCCATACCCATTTCCGAGCGCTAGCGCCTCAGCAATCCTCGACCCCTCGTAGGTAATCTCCCCCGCAACAGCAAACGTCGTGTCTTGGAGCATGACCTCTGCCGATAGCCTGCGTAGGTCTGCATCGTTCCTGATGTCTTGGACTTTCTTCATCGCCTGCTCTAGCTTGTTGTATGCTTCGTTGAACTTTGTTATTCCAACATTTGAAACACTTCCTGACCTACGAATCTCGTCATCCGCAAGGTCCAACTGTGCCTTAAGCTGGCTGAATTCTTCGTCGATCATTGACATGTCGTAGCCAGCGTCGCTCATTCTTTGATAAGCTATATCAAGACTGTCTCCTGCGGTCTTTGGATTTAGGATGAACTCTCGTCGAACAAGGCTTGGGGCTATCTCCTCTCCCTTAGAGCTCTTTCCTCCAAAGATCGAGAACTTCACATCCATATACACTTCGCCATTCCTGTCTGGGATGGCGTTGAACCCTACTCCTGCGGGGCGGGCGGCATCGATATCAGAAAGAACCCTGTCTTGATTGAACAGTCTGCGCCGATAGTCGACGTATCGAACAAACAGCGTGCGGGAGTCCGATGTTCCATAGTGTGCGACAAGAGCATTGAATAGGCCTGGGTCATTCTTCTGGAGCTCTTGAGCAAACTGCTTAGACGCAATATCCATCGCAAGTGCGTCTTTTTGCATCTCTTTCCTTTCGGCTAGGAACTCCGAAGATTCCCTTCTTGCTATCCTTCGAGCACCAGATTTTACCGAAGCAACCCTACCTTTGATTGTCTCGATGATTGACGTCGATTCTTCAACCTGCCAGTTTCCTGTGA